TTTCAGTTATTCGTGCAATATTACCCGTTACGCTTGGCAAAGTAAATGTTACAAAACTATTTTCATAAATTGTGCTTGGTGTAATTACGTCAGGACTTGAAGCCGTAATCGTAGCTTCGACTGCGCCACCTTGAAATTCTAATTGTGGAAATGTAATTCCTATTCCTACATCATTTATTGTTGAACTTGTATTGATTATCCTTTCGGGTAAAATCGGCATAAAATCGTTCAATAACTGGAACGTAGTTTCGCCACTTACAAGGTTCGTTTTAAATTCGTTTATGATATACCTCTTGTCTCGTATTATTAACCTATCGTTTAGTTGTAAGGTTGTTAAAATCGAAACGGGTAAATTCGCCTTAATCGTTGTTAGCCTGTTTTTAGGGTTAAACAAGTTAGCTAAGTAAGGAAAATAATACGTTGCGAAGATTGATTGTTGGATAGGTGCTAACCAATAAGATGAAGTTTCAGGTGCAAAGTTCAAGGAGTAATCTATTCCGTTATCGGTTAGGTCTTGCCCGAACATCATATAATCGTGGTTACTAACGTGAGCCGCTCCGTCCGTGTAAACTATGTGGTCTGTTAAATTAATACCGCCAAACTTGTACAATAAACAAGGTTTAGGTATGTATGGACTAAATGATTCATTTAACGAATATCCTACTTGTAAACCTGTTGGACTTCCTGCGTGGTAAAACTGATTAAATAAAAGATTTTCAAAAGGTACTTGAATGCTAAATTCTCCGCCATCGTACGGGTATTGGTATTCCGTGTTTCCGTATTCCTTTAATCCTTGATTGAAAAATGCTTTATTCATTAACGAGTTCGATTCTTGGAATGCGAACCCTATCTTTTTGTAAAGTTTTACGCGGTCTATTCCTATTTCGGTTTTGTCCGTGAACTCAGTTATGTCTATGACTGCTCCTGAAGCGTACCAATCTGCCAAAGGAATAATAGTGTAATTGAAAGTTCCGTTAATTAACCCCGTACCAAAACACGTAAGATTAAATTGCTTTAAAATACCAGCTACAAACTCATTTACTTTGATTTGCGGAGCTAACTGCGCCAAGTCGGTGTAAGTTGTTAGCGTGTTTGTAAAAGTGTCGTAGGTAACATAATCGTAAGTAGGAATACCACCGACTAAATACCATACTCTATACTCAATAGTAAAATCTACAACCAACGAAGCCGTGCTTCTAACTTGGAAAGTATAGTAATCGTTTAAACCTTGAATGTTTGGAATTGTTATTAAGTTTCCATTTATCGTAGTTCCCAAGCAATTTAAAGTGCCATATAACGCACCATTACGATAAACATCTATGTAGTAAGCTATTGTTGTACTTGAAACTGAATTGACATTTAAAATAATACTTTGCGAAAATGCTCCGTTTTGAAATACGGTTGAAATCTTACCTTGTGTTGTATCAACGTAATTAGTCAACGGATAATTAGGTGTAGAAGACGCAATTAAAGAATTAAAAATAATATCTTGCGCTTCTCCTGTGAATTCATAAGTGTTTTTATTCTTGAACCATAGATACGCCTGAGTAAATTTTGGGTCGGTTAAGAATGCTCCGTTAAATTTGATTCCGTACGTTTGTTGAATACAATCAAAAATAGATTTTACTCGTACTGCTGGAAATAACTCTCGGTAATCAATAGCACCCACGTTTGTGTGAATATCGTTAGCCGTTAACCCAAGTTGACCTACCAACCAAGCTGGAATATCTGCCGAATTTATTGCGTTGTTGTATTCCCAAATTCGATTTGAAGTTATTAACGGGTAGCATACATCGTAATCGTTTCCAATATCAGTTATTCGGGTAAATACTTCCGTAAAATTGTAGTCGTGGTTTATTGTAGAGTAGTCAACATCACTTAACAAATCTTCACCTAAAATGTCTTTAAGTGTGGTTACATCTCCATAGAATGTTATCGTGTAGTTATCAGGTTGTCCGTTTTTTAATTGGCTTCGTTCCATTTGGATTTTACCCCTACGAAAAAACGTCATATCTATTTCAATATATCCATTTAAACGTTCTTGGTAATTGATTGAACTATTAACTGCGTTTTCGTAGAAGTATTGCCAAATCTTGTTATTGTTTGCGCTCGTTGGTATTGTGAACGATTGCGAAAAGTCGGTGTATGTTTTGGAAATATCCTGAATGTTTTGAATGGTAGAATTTACTTCGATATTTTCATCGTTGAATAAATCCAACTCCATTCCTTCAACAAAGATGCGAACTTGCCTTTTCATTAGATAACATTATTTATTAGGTCGTTGCTTTGTTCGAACTCCAAAACGTAATTAATCTTTTTGTTATTTATGTTCTTTTGCTTTTCGATTTCTTTAGTTTTAAGTTTTACGGGTTCGTTATTAAGTAGGATTCGTTCGCTTAACATTAATTGCTGAAGATTAGAATTAAACGATTCGTCAACCCACCCCGAATTTACTCGGTAGGTTATTATTCCATTTGTGTTAAATGTTTGGCGTTGGTTTAATAACGGGTCATAAGAATAATAAATAATATTACCTTTTTGCATTAAGTTAAATTCATTCGTGCTTACTGATAAACTTTCAAACGATGCTTTAAAAAAGAACTCACGTTGCCACGCTCCGTACATATTAATAAAGTCAACTACTTGCACATCATATCTACATTCTTCCATTGGATTAAATGTAGCCGTCCAACTTAATACGGAAGTAGGAGTAAAAATTTCAACTTTGTTTCCTGTAAGATAATAACTTGGGTAAACACGATAAAGGTTATACATATCATCCGCACTAATTGTGTAAGAATGCGTTAACCCTGTTTGTAACTGAGTATATTTTACGCTCCAACCAACTTCCAAATAAGCCGTAAACGTACCCGCCCGTTCTAATGGATTTGAACTTGGGTTGTTATTTGCATCCGACCAAAAGTAATAATCCATTTCGTCTAAATGAACTGGCATAACCGAGCCGTGAGACGGATTGTAGCCTTGTGAATAATACCCAAAGCCATCATACGCCCAATATGTTATTGTATCTAATAAAACGTAGGTATTCAAAACTAATTTGTACCGCTTGACATCCACTAAAACATATTGGCTAACTTGTAACAACCCACCATCAGTAGAATAATTGTTAATAAAAGAATCGTGTTTTATTTGTTCCATTAAATACGGAGAAATATTGTACAACGTCTGCGTATTATTACTTGCTGGAATAAGTTTTTCAAGCGTATAACTCGGTGAACTTGGTGGTGTTGTTCCGTTGTAATATATGTAAAGTTCTACCTTACTTCCCGCTTGTCCGATTTCGTTTATCTCAATGATGTACGGACTTCGTGCGAATATTCTATTTATTATCATAGTTCTTAAAATTTTCTTTCATTATCGTGTCAAATAGTTCTTCTACTTCTAAGCCATAAGCCTTTATCATAGCATCAGGAAGATTCTTGTACGCCTGTTCAAATGGTTTAGTAAAAAACAAACTCGGTTTAATTCCCTGAGCAAAGATTCGTTTTTGTAGCCAAAATCCGATTGTTTGGTAGTTGCCTTTTTTGTACTTTCCTTCTTCGTCTCTCAATCTTATGTTTTTAGATTTCGCCCAGTTTATCATAGCTTGTAAAGGTGGTTTCTTTACCTTGTAGCTAAATGGACTACTCGGTGCTTTTTGTCTTCCGTTTTTTACTAAGGTTGGATTGCTACCCTTTACCCCTTTATCTTGATACCACCCGTATTCAGGCATTTCAAAATAAAAACGGATTGAGTTCTCCATTACTTTAAAGTCAGCCTTGATACTATTCGACAAAACACCTGTAAAGTTCTTGCGACTTAAATTCGATTTGGATTTCGTAATAACGTAATCACGGAACTTCTTTAATGCCTTTAGTTGTTCTGCCTTTTCCATTAACAAATAGTCATATCGTTAGGGAAATCAACGTCAAAGGTCATAGCCCAACCAGCTAAATAGTTTTCAAATCGTTCTACAAATGGTTCGCACGTTGGCGCTCCGTTTAGGTGGTAAAGGTTGTTCCAAATGTTTCCGTGTTTAAGCATTTCGAATGCTCGGTTTAAAATCGCAAGTTGAGTATTTAAAACGTCTATTTCGTTGTCCGCAGTTTCGAACGTATTAGGTGCTTCTTCTTTTCGTTGGCTTACGTTATCCATAGCCATCAAAGTAATATTCGCAGTTATTACGTTGTCGTTAAACGTAACTTGATTAACCATAATGTGAACCAATGGAAAAATCGTTTGCTTGCCTAAATCCACATTGAAGATTGAACCTTGCGACACGGTGTTAACTAACGGGTCTCCGTTAAAGTGTGTTCTTAGTTCGTTTAATAGTGAGTAATATCCGTTCATTTGTAACTCTTTTTAATTTCCATTATTTCGATTTCGTTTTTTTCTGCTTCAAAGGTAAGATAGGTAAGACATTTAAATAATCCGTATTTTGTAACCTCGTCATATTTTGTAAGGTCTCCCTTAGCGAGTCCATAGATGCTTGAATACCACCCCCATTTTTTCCCAAACTGAGTTCGTGCGCTAAAGTCGCTTGTTCGGTCTTGTTCATCTTCGTTAGTTCGCTCTCCAAATAGTTTAGGGTAGCGCTTAACAACTCGTTTCCTAAAGTCCAAAAAAAAAGCGAAGCCGAAATTGCTACGTCCATAGGTGCGTACAACATTAAGTCGCTAAATTCACTTGCTCCAGTATATTCGAGTATGTTATATTTTTCGTCTTTTTTTAACGTGATTGGTCGGTACATTACTGCCATAGCTTTGTGGAATGTATCCCACTTTGAAAGGTAGTTATCTAAATCGACATATTCGCCGAAAGTAATATTTTCTAAGTCAGGAATAAACCCAAACTCGATGTCTCCAATTTTGAATGTTGGTTTGAACTTTGGCTTCTCGTCAAATATTTTCGTGAAGTGTTGTATCAGTTCGTTGATGCTTGACAATTTGATTTTGACAATGTCCTTTAGTTCTATTCCGCAAAATATCTCTATCATTTTCTGCGCTATAAATTCTTGGTCATTTGATGATTCCTGTAACTTCAGGAACTTTTGATAGTTCACTAAAGGAATTTCACTTATTGAACTTGGAACGGTGATGTCTAACTTCATATTTAATAAACTATTTATTCGTGTTTTTGTAATTCACAACATACTCGTGTGCGTGAATCAGCATATCAAAGTGAGCGGTAAAACGTGCCATATTATTAAACACTATTCGAACTCGTTTTCCAGTACGCTCATAAATGTATTCCTCAACACGAGAAATCATTACTTGCATATCGTTTGTCTTATCGTATTGCATAGCTTCCGTAGTTTGAACCTATCCCAAGCGTTTCCATTTCGTGATAACGAAAAGCATCAATAGCGTGGTTATTAAAATCTATTGGCTTGTTTAAGCGTTTGCCTTGTTTGTCGGTGTCCCAAACGTATGAACGTAGTTCTTTGATTAGGTTTTGACTATTTGACGTTACTAAGTATTCGTTGCGCTGAATAACATCTATTCCGTAGTTTATCGAATCCTTACCTTTGGTTACTCCTTTAATCGTTATTCCGTAACGTTTAATTTCGTCTATTGATTTCGGTTCGGAAGAATCAGCGTACACAACCACGTTTTTCGGTAGCAGTTTTGCGATGTCGCTATTTAGTAATCCTGTTTGGTATGCTAACTCGTTAACGATTCGTTGTCCGTTGTAATTATATATTTCTATTATTGCAGTCGGGTCGTTCGTGTAACCAAAGTCAAGTCCTATCCCGAGTAACTTAGCTTCTTTTGGTATCGTGTCTATTTGTTTCCAATTTGAGAAAACAACTCCCTCCAACATTCCTAATTGACCTTCTCCGTAAACTTTCCACCAATTAGCCCAATACGTTGATGTCTGCGCTTTCTCTTTGTTCTTTTCGATTTGGTCTATAATTGATTGGTCTAAGGCTTCGTTGTCCTTATAGGTAAGAATCAAAAAGTCGGAATCGGGTTCGTCTTTTAATTCAGTATGCACCCAAAATTCGTTTGCAGGGTTGAAATCTAAATAAACTTCTTTTCGTGTTCTAATAGCCAACTCGTTGTATGAATCAAAGGTAACGTTGTTACATTCGTTTATGTAAAGAATGTCTCGCCTTGCTCCTCGTAGTTTACTCGAATCATCTGCGCTAAAAAATTCAATTACGCTTCCATTTGCGAACTCATATCTTAAAAGCGACTTATTAAACCTATCCTCAAAGAATCTACCCGTCCACTTCATTATTTTTAAAAAATCTTTGAGCGCACCACGTCTTAAATGCGGTATAGTTTCAGCAACTACGCTTATTTCTATTCCTTCATTCCGTGCGGCTTTGTCTATTAACACAGGTAGAATTCCAAACGTTTTTCCCGCACTTGTACCGCCTTGAATAATCTTAATGCGTTTTTTAAGATTCAGTATCTTCTTGATTGCCGTTGTCTTCTTGAACATCAGGAAAAAGCGGTTGTTCTACGTTGGTAATTTCTTTTTTCTCTACTAAGTTGTTTAGACGTGCGGTTATGTTTGGGTTGTATATTCCTGCCATACCTCCACCGATTTGGTCATTTCGAACTTCTTTGCGTATGCGTGTAGTGATAGTTAAAAAGCGTTTATATCTTCCGTTCGTATTTGCAAAATAGTGGCTTAAATCGCCTATTATTCCTAAGTCAGCGCAGTAACATTCAAAGCCTTCTATCGTTAGCGGTCGTTCAAGTTCGCTATATTCGCTTCTTCCTTCCTTACCTACGAAAGTGTGTTTTAATATAGGATTGTTTTTTGTTTGTCTTTTGTATTCTTCGAATAGTTCCCATAGGTGTTCGGGTGAATGTATTTTATTTGGTCTTCCCATTTTAGTTCGTGTTTAGATAATTGCTCCTATTCCTTTTAACGCTCTAACTACTTCTACGTTGTTATCGTAGTGAGTTACTATTCCGAGTTCTTTTACCTTTTCAATTTTTGCTTGGTTGCTACCCATAGCGTAAACCCTTCCCACTGGAATATCTAACTCGTTTGCTTTTGCTAACATTCCGTCTTTATTTTGCCTTGCTGAAATGATGTAAACTTCTGCGCCTTCGCTAATTAATTGTTTCGCCTTTTCGTAACCTCGTTTCGTGCTTAAAGTTCCGTCAAAATCGAATGAAATCTTTTCCCCAGCTAATTTAGTTTTAAACGCATCTTGGCAAACTGCAAAGCGTTGGTCTATGTCGTATTCGTCTTTCATTTTAGAATCATCCATACAACGTTGGATAAATTCCTTTTCGGTTTCGTTACTCGTTGGTTGTGGTATCGGCATCTTGTTCTTCTTTATAGATTGCGTATAACTTGTTCAATTTATTAACTACTTCGCGAAGACACGAACCGCACGAAGTTGGTTGCATTTTTTCGTGCATTATTCTATTGTAGATTTTAAGTAGTTCTCGTTGTTCGCTTGGAGAAACTGAATTTCTACCTTGTGAAAAGAATCCGTCTAAATATTTGTATTCGTCTTCCGTTAGGCATTCAGGTCGTTTGTATCTCCAAATTTCGTTTAGCTTTTGTTTACGTTCTTCGCATCCGCAATCCTCTCCTAATACCCACTTAGCAACTTTTGCGATTCCTGTAACTTCTAAAACTTGTTCTACCGTATCGCCTAATCCTTCGGCTTGTTTTTTTCTTCGTGCCATATCTATTTTATTTAATTAATTCGTAATCTTCGTTTTTGTAGTCCTCGTAATCTTCTTTAAACTTATTCCTTACTTTGCTTTTGCAGTTCTTTAATGTGTTGAAGATTGAACTGGAACTTATTGTAGTTTCCTTTGCGATGTCTCTAATGCTTAAATCCGTGTCTTTGTAGATTGTAAAAAGTTGTTTGTCATACCAATGCCACGAAT